AGCTGATCAGACATTGTATTGGCACATTAAATATGATTTTGAAGTATGCTATCAATAAGGGTTACATTGCAGTCAATCCTAATAATCCAAAAGAAAGAGACAAAATTTCTGGCGGTGAAAAAGAAAGAGGTGGTTACTCTCATGATCATATTGCCTCAATGATTAAAGGTGTTGAAAATTCAACTTACTTTAAATGCTTTGTAATGTTCTCAGCATTCACAGGCCTATCTGCAAACGAATTACAAGGCCTACAGTGGGGTGATATTTGTTTTGATAGTAAAACAGTAACAGTAAATAGAACTGTTGATAACAAGGGCAATGTGCAAGATACCAAAAACTTTTACAGGGTTAGAACACTTGGCCTGCCTGATGGATTGGTTCAGATACTGAAGGAGTGGAAATTAAAGTCTCATTGTGATCTCTGGGTATTTCCAAATGCCTATGGTAAAAAGCCATTTGAGCAGAATGCCATGAGAAAAAATATAAAGAAGATTTGTGATCTGGCAGAAGTTCCTGATTATGGAATTGGTGGTTTTAGAAAGTATTATAATACTAGCATGATCTCCGAGGTTCCAGACCACATTAGGAAGGCTAGAATGGGGCATAGCAAGCATTCAACTACTGCTGAGACTAATTACACCATTGTTGATTTAGAGCAGGCTAGGGATGCGAAACAGGCCGAGCAATTGATGCAAAAGGTTCTGGAAGTATAATCAATCATATTCAATCCCACCCTTGAATATTTGGGTGGGTTTTCTCACAACTCTTCCAGTATCTATTTCCTTTAAGGCTCTAGGATCATCTTCAAATCTTTCATTCTCTCCTAATTCCTCTGGAGTTTTTTTACTATTCTGGAATTGTAATTCATTGAATAATTCTCGCAATTCTGGGTTACCTCTTTTTGTACCCCTGCAAGCATAACAAATAGATGGCCTACGTCTCTTATGTTGCACCCTGCCTAACCTAGCACCGCAATCATTACAATAATTGTAAATGTTTTTTATATCATCGGTAGTAACTGTAATTTTACAGGCAGGGCATTGATAAACATCATATAACTCTGTAGTTTTCAACATGGTTTTACAACTTGGGCAAATATTCATTTACTTTTAACCTTCAATGCAAGTTCACCTGCAATACCGCCAAACCCCACATTATCAACATGAGAATCAGGATTTGTAGGATCATGTGCAAGTCTAGATATTTTTTGAAGTTGATTAAAGATACCAACTTCAAATAATTCTATTGGTTGTTTTGACATATCCCTACCTTGCAGGTAAGCATTCCAAAGGTCGGCAGTTCTTTGAAAATTTTCATCAACACTGCCATATGCCTTCATCCTGTCACCAGTGGTTAAGGCCTTTGCCTGATCAAATATTTCAGCTTTAGAAAGGGATTTTGTCATTTAAAGGATCTTTTATTTTGCCTGCAAACCAAGTGTCACTTTTCTTGTAAAGATTTGCCCAGAGGACTTGCCCATCACCGAGGACAATTTTGCAATTAAAATCACAATGCCAATCCTCAGTTTTTTTATTATTTGTATTTATTGATACAGTGAAGTTATCTTCACCATATTTTATAAGTTTTTTTTCTTGTTCCATTTTATTTCCCTTCTATTTGTGATTTTCTTATATGGAAGTAATCGACTGCCTCTTGATCTTTAGGCTTTTGCTCGTGCCACATTTTCCTCAATTTTTCGACAGTTCCGCATCGATCTGCTAAATATTTAATTTTTTCAAATTCATTCTTAAATTTTGGCAGTTCTTGATTTTCACCTGACCCCTTAGTTTTTGAGGAGACTTTAGGATCAGGTTTTGATGAGGTTCCTTCGGAGCCATCCTCATCTTCATTGTCCATTGCTGAGTTACCATCATCATCATCATCGAATAGGTAATCAGAAAACTCTTTTTCATCATTTGTATCTACAGTCACAATATCGAGCATGGTAGCACATATTAACCTTCTGTAATATGTTATAGCTGATGATAGTGCCTGCGGATCATTCTTTGTTAGCAACATTGGTATCTTTGATATCTCCATTTCCTGTGTAGGTAAATGCACCAACTTACTAACAAATATACATTGATTTTCTGTATACTCAAAGGTGTTCTGCATAATTAGGTCATAATTTACCGCATTATCAATTACCCTCTGTACAAATGCCAGACTTGCATATTCACTGTTATGGAAAGGGTTTTTAGATTCTTTAATAATAAACCTTTTAGCATCTCTGATCCATATTGCCTTGGCTTGGAACAATGATTTATTTTCATTGCTAACACTTTCCTGTACCTCAGCATTTAGCTTTGGTTTAGGTATTAAATTAGATGTACTATCTCCTAGTCTTTGCATATTTCTAACCTCTTTGATCCATTACGTTGTACTTTGATTTTAACACCATGTCCTGTAGCCTCACTAGCATTTGGTGGTACTAACTTTTTTATCTTATCAGAACTTTCTTTAAAAATCTTGTTTGCTCCTGCGGTTTGTATTATTTGCAGGGCAAAAGACCGCCACCTCTCATCACTTTCCATATCAACTGGTACAAGATCAGCCTGTGGCACAAAGTCAGTCGTTGTTGGTATTTCATCAGGCTCAAAACCTAAATCAACACAGTTCATGAAGTATTTACCCAGTTCTATTAGTTCTTCCTGATATGCAGTGTCAATCTGCATTTCTTCCAGTATAGGCTTGTCACCGCCCCTGATAAAGCTAAGTAGGCCATACTCAACTGGTTTATCCAGATATTCCTGCAACAGGTAAGCATTCCAGTGTAGCTGAGGTGCATAGTACCTAACCAACCTTGGAATAACGTCACCCCATGCCTCATCTTTTACAGGCCTGCCAAGTGTGAATTTGGCATCAATGACTGCTACTTTGTTTTTGTAGTTCTCAATTACACCATCAAGAGTACACCGCATAAAAGGATTTTTTTTACCTTCAATGACTTGTTGCCTCATGTTAATTGTGGTTTGCAAATAATGCTCAGTCCATTCCAGATTAACTGTTTCAGTAATATGCCCCATAATCACAGGCCATATAAGTGTTAAATCATCTGGTTCTCTCTGGTCTGTTTTTTCAAGAAAAAGATTGTGAATTTTTTCTTTATTTCCAGAGGCAATGATATTTATTTCACTGCCACCTAGTTTCTTTTTTCTAGCAGATAGACTTTTTTTATCCATCCGCAACTTCTCAAAAAATGATATTGCCATGTTGTCTCCTCATTAAAATAATTTGGAGATTATACTACAAGGCATAAATTTGCAAATTGTTTTTCATTGACAGATAAATTTCAAAAATGCATTAATTATGCCTAAGATGAATATTTAGAATTGGTAAAATAAATGAAATTAAAGGCATACATGGTTTTGAAGGGTATTCGGCAGGTAGACCTAGCTGAGTTGTTGAAGGTAAATCAGTCATCAATAAACAAGTGGTTGTATAAAAAATCATTACCATCTGGCAAACATATGATTGAAATTTATAAATTAACTAAAGGCGAAGTTAACTTAAAGGATTGGATGTAATGGGTAAATTTTCCAGAGATAAAGGTTACAGGGTTGAGAATAATTTAAGAAAGCAAATACTCACTCATGAAAATATGGAATGCATTAGGGTTCCATTAAGTGGTGGAGCCAGTATTCGTGGAGATTTAATTTTCAATAAAATTGGTGGTGAAAAATGGTGTGCCGAGGTTAAGGCTAGGGCAGATGGTTTTAAAAATATTTACAAATGGAAAGATAATAATGAGGTTTTAATCATTAAGGCCGATAATAAGAAGGCATTAGCAATAGTAGATTTAGATGATTTAATTACATTGATTGAGGAACAAAAATAAATGAGCATGAATGCGATTGCATGGTGCATGAAACAGAAGATTAAAGACCAAACAGATTGGTCTATTTTGATGCGAATATGTGATCATTATAACGATAGTTTAGGTTATGCTTATCCATCCCAGAATAGAATTGCAGATCAGATTCAATCATCAACTAAGACTGTACAAAGACATATAAAAAATCTTGTTGAGCAGGGTTATTTACAGGTGGAAAGATCACCAAACAAGGTCAATAAATATGCTATTCCTGCATTAAAAATGGATGCGACAACTATGTCCTCACCAGATTTGGATGCGACACAGGTGTCCTCCGAACATATATTAGATAATATAATAATATCAGATGATATTATCCCTTTAACTAATATATCTTCTAATAATATAGTTAAAGGCACTGAAAGTAATTTTTTAACTTCAAATCAGTGGTTGTGGAAACATGGTCTGGAGTTTTTGAAAAACAATGCACCGAAGGTCAGAAATCATAGAACTGTTTTAGCTAGATTGATTAATGATGCATCAGGATATAAAAACGATTATAGGGAAAGAGCCTGTGATGAATTACAAAAGGTTTTTCAGCATTGTATGAAAAATGACAAACATAATTTAATTGAATATCTAAATGCCTCTGTTAGAAATATAGCTGATAAGTTTAAGGAAGTTAAAAAGCCTAGAGAGTTAAGTGATCAGGCATTAGCATTGATGGAAAGTAATTTTCAAAAGATATACAAGGCAACTCATGGTGTAGCAGGTTGGGGCGGTTTAGATTATCAGGAGATAAGGAAGGAATATGAAAAGGCCTTTAGAGAAGGTGTAATTGTTTTCAGTCATACGAAAAAGAAAGCTACCGCAGATCAAATACTAGAATATTTTGGGGTTAAATGAAAAAGAAGAAACAACAAACACCAAAGACTGAACGAGTTTTACCAACACCTGAGTTTCTGGATAAGTTTGAAGTTGAAGAAAAGCAGACTGAAAGAGCAGGTGAACGTAGAATGTACGTCACCAATCAGCTATGGATTGATACCTATTACAAAAAAGGCATTATTGATTATTCACAACATTTGACTGCACAAAAACTACTTAGCCTTTTTAGAAGGGCAGGGAGGCATCAGAAGGTTACAATGACATTTACTAAGGAACCAATACAAAAAGGTGCTGAAAGAGGCTTAAATCTCGATGAGGGTGCATTTAGTGACTACAATAAGCTACGTTCATTGATGGGTAAAAACTCATTTAGTATTTGTCAGGATGTAGTTTGTTTTAATTTAAGTGCCAAGGAATGGGCAGAAAAAAACCGCAGAAACGTAAAAGCCTCTGCGGAATTGTTTAGGATAAGTCTGGATGACTTAGCTGATGCATTCAAGGAATTGAAGTTATAATTTCTTAGATCTTACTTCATCATTCCATTTAAGTCTTTTGTCCATATGGAATTGTACTTCATCCATTTCCCTTACATGATCCTTTTTTCTTTTCTGTAAAATTTTAAGAACATCGAAATTTGGATTAGGTTTATTTTTTTCAAGTTTAATTTTTGCATCGCAAGCATCTCGATTGAGTATGTGCCATTTACGAACAACTACTAAATCATCTACTGATAGAACTAAACTCATGTGAAGGCTACCAAGGCTGTATACGCATAAACAAATAGCAATGGTATGCATATTATATTGATTATTAAATGTAACATATCTACTCCTCTTAAATATTACTTACAGGCATATATTAGGTATAAAATAACAAAATGCAAATTATTTTATTGACATAGGGGGAATTTGAATGCAAAGGTTTAAAAATAATGGAGAATTGCCCATTGGTTAAAATAATTCGTTGAGGACTGTTGCTGATCTCAGTATCTTCATTAGTGATCGAACCTATTTATTTTAATCAGGGTTTTCCATTATAGTTTTCTTTATAAAAAATATAAGGGTATCTACCACCTCGCTAGATACCCTTTTTATTGGAACTGGAATGAAAGTAAGTAACTGGGATAATGGATTGACTGCTGAACAGCAGGCAGAAATGGATGCCAAGTGGGAAGAGTTGTTGGCTCAGGTAAAAAAGATAGATCCCAAATTATATAAAAAGATACAGGATGAAAGTCTGGAATACTTCCTGACTGATGATGAGCCTGTAGTTGTCACTGAAAATAATCAATATCAATTGAATCTGTAGGTAAGTAAATGCCAAGAATGAATAATGAAAAATGGAACGAGTTCTTAAAAAGAATTGGTGGCGGTAGGTCAGCTAGAGACGTATGCGGTAATGATAAGGATATGCCTTCATGGAGAATAGTTTCAAATAAGCTAAATGAAGATACAGCATTTGCATCTAAGTATTCACTGGCTATGGAGAATAGAGGTCAGGTATATGCTGATAAGATTAGTGAGATAGTGGATAAGGTAGTTGATGGATTGATAGATCCTAATGCAGGTAGGGTAGCTATAGATGGCTTAAAGTGGATGAGTATGAAGTTAGCACCTAAGAAATATGGTGATGTACATAAGATGGAAGTTAAGCATGAGACTAGCTATGTGGATGCTTTGAAGGAGAT